CCATTAAAAGCTTGTTTAGTTTTATCTCTCGCTAGAATATTAATTTTAAGATTTTGAGCCATTATCTGTATTTACCTTGTTTACCAGCCATTGAAGCAGTTTCTTGTTCTTCTCTTTCGTGCATAAAATAACCAACCCAATGATTGTATTCCCAAACTTCCATTTTTAGAAGTTCAGATAAAGTTATTTTTAACCTATCAGCGACTATAAGTAAATTTTTTAATTCAGGATTAAATTTTAGTTTTTTTTTACTTCTTCAGGAGAGATAACCTGAACCATAGCGGTAGCTATCCTAGACAATACATCTGAATCTACTTTGGTCATTAAATCCATTTTATCGTCTAATTTAAAAATCTTTTTTCCATCTTTATCTAAAGCTTTCATAACCACTATGTCAGCTAAGATACTTACATCAGATAGATTATCAGATTTTTTAAATAGTTTATTCTTTTCGTATAGATTTATAGGATTCCAATAGATGACACTTGCTTTGCCATCTTCGTCTTTCCATTCTGGAACTTCAATAGATTGGACACCTATACTCTCAAAATGAGATTTGGCTCTGTCTATTATTGACATAAATTATTATTCAGTTCCGATTGTTAAAGCACCTGTTCCTTGAAAAGTAACTGATCTAGCAACTATTCCATCTAAAGGTTGTGATACTGACATTCCTGTAATAACACTTGCACCCTCAAATTTTCTGTCACCTGTTGAACTTCCCTCTGGTAATAATTTAAAAGTTATACTTGCACCAGCAGTTAATTGTGTTTGAACACTATCTGCTTCGTCAAAGTGCATTTCTAAAGTACCAGAGAATGATGTTCTACCAGCAACAAAAGTTTTAGCGGCATCAGCCATTTTTGTACTTTCAACAACATCTCCTGTAGTTTCTAAAGTGAATGAAACAAGTTCGCCTACTGCTGAACCGCCAACTACTACTTCACCCTCTTTACCATGATGTACTGCCATTTTTTTCTCCTATAATTTAATTGTTATATTAGTTTTCTTCTTCTTCGTCAATTTCTTCTTCTTCGTCATCTTCAAATTCTTCATCATCTTCAAATGACTCATCTTCTTCATCTCTAAGTTCTGCAAGTAAATCTTTGACTTCTTCGCACATCATTGATTCTTTATCGTGTAACTTTTCAATGCTATCTATTTTCTTTTCTATCTTGTCTATTATTTTATCTTTGTTCATATTATCTCCTATGGTGTACCAGCTTCAAATTCGTAAATACACCTAATAGTCATTCTAATACCACCTATCGGAAATAATGTTCCCTCGTCAGTTTCAACCTGAATAACTTCTGTATCAAGTGCATTACCTGATCGAGTAATATCAGATTCTAGTTCTGTTTCAATAGC